CCGCATACAGGCTGGCGCGTCGCAGCCCCGGAGGAGCCGAATGGTGACCGCTGGGACGGTTTCCTGCTCCTGGGCGGTCATGTGATGACGCGCAGGACGCGGACGTGCCAGGCTGCGCCCATGAGCGGGCCTCCGTCGGCTGCGCCGTCGTGGAGCTGAAACCCGGTGAACCCGTCGACGTAAACGCTCGAAACGAGACCGCCGAGCGTCTGGTCGTCCTGCAGGATCCCGGCGATGCAAAGGTCGTCCTCGTCGTCCATGAACCGGAGGAGGAGAAGCTGGCCGGCCGCGTTGTCTGCGGTCGTGACGCGGGCGCGGACGGTGATGTCGAGTTCGCCTCCGATCTCGGTGAAGCCGGCCGTGTCGAAGCTGTCGCGTGACGGGTCGCCGGGGTAGATGTCGATCGACGGCGGGGTCGGGTTGAAGTTCCTGAGCGCGACCGCCTGCAGGTACTCGACGTCCGTGTCGGCGTCCGCGGCTGTCTGGATGTTCGCGGCGAGCGCCTCGAGCACGTCGATCAGCATTCGGGGCTCCGGTGCTGCTCGAGCTGCCAGGCGAGCGCGAACTCGTTATCCGTGATCATGCCGTGGATCCAGGCCTCGAAGAGCGCGGCTTCGTAGTCGGTCACGCGATCCCCCAGGCGACCTTGAGCGGGCTCAATGTGAGCGCGTGGCGCTCGAACGTGTCGCGGGCGATCCGTGCCGGCCCGAACTCGGCTGCGGGGCCGCTGGTCATGATGACTCCCCACGGCGCTTTCATCTGCTTCCAAAGCTCCTCTGCTCGGGCGAGGTTGACTTGCTCGACCAGGCTGAGTTCCCATCCGGCGAAGTCTGACCGTCCGGTCTCGGTGACGATCTCGCCGGCCGCTGCGAGCAGGCACCGCTCGAGCGCGTCGTGGTTGTCGGCCTCGCGGACTTGGAGGATCGCGGCCAGCTCGTTCGTGCTGACGAACGGGTCGTCCACGGAGACGCCGGCGATGGCGAGGTTCTGGAGCGGGCTCGTCGGCTCGCTCGTGTCTCCGTTCGTGTCGGCGAAGATGATCCTGTACCACTGCTCGCCGGCGGTGCCGAGCGATGTGGTGAACGACCGGAACGCCGGCGCGGTCGGATCAGGGTCGGTCGGCGACAGGGGTTGCGCGTCGATCTGCGCGAAGCTGCCATCCTCCGCGTCGGCTTCCTCGATCCGGACTTCGTCCCAGGGGATCGCGTCAAACCGATCAGGCGGTTTGAAACGCTCGAACGTGACGACGACGGTCATGCGATCGCTCCTTGTTTCGTGCGGGAAACGCTCCCGCGGTTAGTTTCGCTGATCGGGCCGACGGCGGGCTCGGCGAGCCTCCCGTTGCGGCTGGTCTCGCTGAACGCTCCGAGGTCGGTGAAGTCTATGTAGCCGGCCTCCGCGCCTCCTCGGATGAGCCGCGCGACGGCCTGGTCGGTGATGGTGACCGTGTCGGCGATGTCGACGGTTTGCGGTACGCCTCGCTGCGGCTCGCAGTCGTCCGTCAGGCCCACTGTGTCGTCGACCGTGATGGCGCGCCCGACTGCGGCGATCAGGTCGTCAGTTAGCCCAACGGTGTCGTCGACGGCGATCGTGCGGTCGCCGGTGATCGTCTGCGCGTCACTGGTCGAGACGGTGTCGTCGAGGCTTACGGTGCGCGACAGCGCCTGCGCGTCCGAGACCGTGACCGAGTCGTCGATGTGGATGTCGCGGTCGAACGTCTGCGCGTCGCTGGTCGTGACCGTGTCGTTGACGTCGACGGTTCCTGCGCCGCTCGTGGAGACCGAGTCGGCCGGCGTGACCGTGTCGGCCAGGTGGATGTCCCGCTGGAACGTCTGCGCGTCCGTGAGGCTGACGGTGTCGTCGATCTCGATGCCGCGCTGGAAGACTTGCGCGTCGCTCGGGGTGACGGAGTCGGCGACGGCGAGGCCTCGGTCAAAGGTGAGCGCGTCGCTCGGGGTGACGGTGTCGTCGATCTGGACTGCGCCGGTGTGCAGCTCGGGTGTGCAGAGGTCGGCGACGGTGACGCTGTCGGCGATGACGAGGGACTCGGCGAGCGCGACCGCGTCCGTGAGCGTGAGGGTGTCGTCGATCTGCTGGGCGATGCCTCGGTTCGCGGCGGTGCTGTCCGCGAGGCTGAGCGTGTCGTCGATCTCGATGCCCCGCTGGAATGCCTGCGCGTCGCTCGGCGTGACCGAGTCGGCCAGCGCCAGGCCTCGGTCAAACGTCTCCGCGTCCGACGGGGTGACCGTGTCGTTGACCGTGACGAAGTGGGCCGGCTCGACTGTCTGCCCGTCCGCGAGGCTGAGCGTGTCGTCGATGTGGAGGTCGTGGCCGATCGCCTGCGCGTCCGACGGGGTGACCGTGTCGGCGATGGCGAGGCCGCGGTCGAACGTCTGGGCGTCCGACGGAGTGACGCTGTCGGCCAGGCTGAGTCCCCGGTCGAACGTCTGCGCGTCGGCGAGGCTGAGCGTGTCGTCGATCTGGACGGTGAAGCCATGCTCGGTCGCGGCGAGGTCGTCGAGCGTGAGCGTGTCGTCGATCTGGACTGTCCAGTCGACGGCGGTGACGCCAGCGGCTGGTTTGTTCGTGATCCAGAACGGCCAGCGCGGGTTGAGGTTCAGGCGGAGCTGGCTGGAACTCTGGCCGGCTCGAGCGCCGGCCATGTCAGACTCCTAGCGGCATGCGGTGCGGCGAGAACCGGGCCGGGGACGCGAACCCTCCGCCGAAGTCGTCAAACCGTCCGGTCGTGTTCGACCCGAACCCCAGCTCGACCCGGCCCGCGGTCAGGTACGTCGCCTCCGTCCTGGTCGCGCCGAGCACCCATGCTCCGCCGGCCGTCTGAGTCCATAGCTCGTGCGTCGACCCGTAGGCGCGGACAAGTGCCCGGTCTCCGCTCGCCGGCGACGACCCGAAGCCTGCTCCGACGGCGGTCGCGCTGCCTCCGTCGATCCGGTAGAACTGCCAGTTCCCGCCGAAGACCTCGAAGAGGTAGCCGTTCCAGTTTCCTGCGCCGAGGCTGATGCCTCGGTAGGCGAGGTCGATCTGGGAGGTGAACGTGGCGACGGTCACCCAGAACTCGACGTCTCTAGGGAAGTCGATGATCGTGCAGCGCGACTCGCCGGTCGCGGCGATCGGTGCGAGCTGGTTCGAGAGGAGCTGGCATCCTCCTGTCTGCTGGTTGAGGTTCTGGTTTGACCAGACCGCGCTCGCGTTGAGCGGGTTCTCGTTCGCCCTGTTGAAGTCGTCGAGGAGCGGCGTGATGGGCGCGGTCATCGGATCATCCGTTCCCGCAGGCCGATGGCGACGGCGTGTGCCCGGTTTTTCGCGGCCAGCTTCGCGCAGATCCGTTTCATGTGTGTCTTCACGGTGTCGGGCCTGATCCCGAACAGCTCGGCGATCTGCTGGTTGAGGAGGCCGTGCGACGCGCCCTCGAGCACTTGCCGCTCCCGGTGCGACAGGCCCTTAATGACCGGGGGCCGGGTCGCTTCGAGCTGGTCTTCTGGTACTAGCGGTGCCCGGTCGAGCCTGACGAGGATCTCGTCGAGGCTCCGGTCGGGCATGTCTCCGAGGTCGTCATTCCTGATCCGTCTGACCGCTGAGAGAACCGCAGCGCGCCGGTCGCGCTCGTCCATCCACTAGTTCCAGTCCATGAAGTGCGGCTGCTCGACGTTGTGCGTGATCGTGGCGACGGTGTGGACGGCTCCCATCTGGAACGACTGCCCCGTCGTCTGCGTGTCGACGGTCACGCCTGTCCCGCCGAAGAGGAGGTTGTGGCCGGTGCCGATCGCGGCGGGGCCGGCGAGCCCTCCGCTCGTGCCCTGCGTTGACTCGTACCGGAACATGGCGACGACTGTGCTGCTCGTGCCGCTCGTGCGGAACGTGAGGTCGCCGAGGATGTAATAAAACGCGTTCGTGATCGACGCGGTGAGCGCGACGTTGCCGGTCGCGCCGAGCGTCGAGCCTCCTGAGACGGCGGTGCCGCCGGTCGTCCAGGTGCCGGCGCTGTTGATCAGCGGGTTGAAGCCGATGTTGGCCGGGCTCGTGCTCGTGGTGATCTTGCCGGCGATCATGATCCGGTAGATCTGCGGGCTCAGGACGCTGTTGATCGCGATCGGCGTGTAGACGAGGTTCGACCAGAGGTTGACCGTCCCGTTAATGCTCGTCGTCGTGACCGTCTGCGCGGCCGGGTATGCGAGCAGGCCGGCGTAGGTGCCTTCCGGCATCATGCACGGGAGCCCGTTCGCCCGGATCTCCCGTTCCTTTTCCTCCCAGGTGAGACGGTGGAGCCGCATGAGCAGGTCGACGTCGTCGGCGATCCCGACGGGCGCGACGGGGTCAAAGTTCCCGGCCCGCTCCTGCTTGACCGCTTGCCGGGCGAGCCGCTCGAGCGCGATGCTCATGCGGTCTCCTCCTCTTTCTCGTGGACGGTGCCGTCGCCGCGGAGCTGGTCGTCGTGCCTGTAGTACGGGATCGGGGGATGTGTCGCGTTCGCCGGGTCGGTGTATGCGTGGTCGTCGTGGAGACGGTGCTCTGCGACCCATGCCTTGACGAACGCTGCGCTCGTGAGTCCGACCGCGTGAACGTCTGCGGCTTCGCGGAGCGCCTCGAGCTGAGACTTCGCCGGGATGACGCCTGTCGGCTCGTAGGGATCGGGGTGAAGGTCGACGGGGAGTCCGAGGCTCGCGCTGCGCTCGACCAGCTCCCAGTCGGTCAGCCGAAGCCAGGCTTCCGCGTTGTACTCGTCTGCGGCGGTCGTCTTCGCCATTAGCCGATCGTGACCGTCCACGTGATCTTGAGGGTGTCGCTCGCGCCTTTGTTGATCGCCGTGAACGTGGCGCGGGCCAGCATGGTGATCGTGTTCGCGGTGACCACGTTGAAGATGCCGGCCTCCGCGATCGCGCTGTTCGTGCCGTCGCCTGCGGCCCAGTCTCCGACGTAGGTGACGACGTTCGCCGCGGCGGTGCGGCTGGTGAGCGCGTTCCGGTCGATCTCGGCTCCGAGGAGCGTGTCGCCTGCCGCCGGCGATGTGCTGCCGGTGCCGATCGCCATCCATCCCATCGCGGCCTGCGCCGGCGATGACTTGAGCTGGTCGGCGATGTGGTTCTTCCCGGCGGTGACGACGAGGTT